CTACCGTATTACACAACGTTCGAAACGCAAAATATTACGAAGAAATTGAAGACAAATATTATTTAGCAGACGTTGCCGAAATACGCGAGGAATTAGAAAGCAACCCCGTAGTTAGAAACGTTACGGATTTAGTTTCCGAAATTCTTGAATGCACCACGGTAAGACGTTTAGAAAAAATTCAACGAAGAATTTTACGCAATGAGTACAAGTTAAAAGAATAATAGTTATATTTGTATTCGGGTTCGCCTTCCACATTATAGAACCTTAAACGAGTTATTAACCCTTGTAATGAAATCGAAGTGGAAGCCGATGGAGTTGCAGGGGTTTTTTATTGATTAAATTTTTAAGTTATGGAATTAATTGCAAGGGTAGAACGAGAAAATGAAATTATTGAATTTATTAGAATTTCAAACAAAGGAATGTATATAAGTATTGAATACAATAACCTTCCTTCTTTAAGTTTTATTTTAACAAACGAAGAAGTAGAAGCGTTAAAAGATTACATTTTGCTTACTGATAAAAATGAAATATGAGCGGTTGGATTAAAATACACAGAAAGTTTTTAAGTTGGCAATGGTTTGAAAAAAGCGAAGCGGTACATTTATTTATATACTTGTTATTAAAAGCGAATCACAAAGATTCCAAATGGCAAGGAATAGATATAAAACGAGGTCAATTTGTTTCTTCTTTAAATAAGATTTCAGCGGAAACGGGAATAAGTATTCAGACGATTAGAACCTTGTTAAATAAGTTTGAAAAGACGAACGAAATAATAGTAAAATCAACAAACAAAAATAGCCTTATAACTATCTGTAAATATGATTGTTACCAAGACGAAACTGAAGAAACTAACAAGCCACTAACAAACAAACAACAAACAACTAACAAACAACTAACAACAAACAAGAATGATAAGAAAGAAAAGAATGAAAAAGAACTTATTTTAGATAGGTGGATAGAATATCGAAAACAAATTAAGAAGCCAATTAAGGAGGCTACGCAAGAAACTATTTTAACTAAGATGGAAAACTTTACGGAAGAACAATGTAAGTTTGTTATTGATAATTCAATAGAAAACGGTTGGCAAGGTTTATTTTGGGACAAACTACCTAAAAAAGAAGAACTAAGCGAGGAGCAGTTAACGTACAATTACGTGCAAAAAATGTTAAATTACAAAGACACAACCGATTATTCAAATGTTGACTAAACAAGGCGATACGATACAATACCTGCTAGATTTAAAAGCGGGTAAGATAAAAGCGGGCTTAGGCATTGATTGCGTTTTAGATAACTTTCTAAGATTCAAACGCAAGCAAGTAAACATAATTTTGGGACACGATAACGTCGGTAAAACTTATTGGATAAATTGGTATTTCCTTTGCCTCGCATTAAAACACGGATTAAAATTTTGTTTATGGTCGGGGGAAAATCAAAAGGGGCAAGTTCTAAGGGACTTAATACAATTGTACGCAGGAGAACCATTTAAGAACCTAACCAATAACCAAATACAAAGTTACCTTACCTACATTGAGCAATTTTTTATTTTTGTCGATAATAGTAAACTTTACAAACCTTTGGAACTTTTGGAGGTGTTTAAGCAAAGCGAATGCGATGTAGCGTTAATAGACCCGTTTACGGGACTTGACCGCGAAATGACTTACGAAGGCAATTACACCTTTATGAATAAGGCACGTGAGTTTGTAAATAAAACGGGCATAACGCTTTACATTAATACTCACCCAAATACCGAAAGCGGGCGAAGCGGAAACCTTTACACGGAAGGCGAATGGAAAGGACATCTTAAACCCCCATTAAAAGACCATATCGAAGGGGGTAAGGCTTTTCTAAATAGATGCGACGATATGTTAGTAATACATAGGCTAATAAAACACGAACAAATGAAATATAAAACAATGATTAGTATCGAAAAAGTAAAGGACACGGAAACGGGAGGAAAAATAACGGGCATAGGCGAACAACTTTTATGCAATTGGAATAGTGGTTTAGGCTTTGAACTTTACGGAATCAACCCGCTCAAAGAAATGCGAACCCCTAACAAATCTAATTTACCTTTTTAAGATGGAAGATTTAACGATATTAAAGGCGCAAGTATTAACAACGTACACGGCAACCAAAGTTAAAGCGAGTTTGGACGAAATAAAAGAGAAAAACGGACACCGCACCGATTTAATTGAATCAATGGAAGCAACGTTGTTAGACCTTAACGAAATACGAAGAATAATTAACGGAATGGAAAAAGAACTAAGGTTTGCAAATTCTTCAGCATTTAGGTTGGAGCGGTTATGTTTAGAATTGAAAGCCGAAAATAAAGAACTGAAAAACGAAATAAAATCGTTAACTACGGAGTTATAAATAAATTAAAAAATTAAACTTATAAGTTATGTTAAAAGTTGGTAGTGATTTTAGCGGAGTTGGTGCATTTAACCAAGCCTTGTTAAGATTAGGAAAACCATTTAACGAAGTTTTTGCTTGTGATATGGATAAATACGCACGACAAACATTTATTGAAAACTACGGAGAACCCGAATACTATCCGACTAATGTTTACGAGCGCGAAATACCACAAGAATCTTTGGATGTATATATGACTTCGCCACCTTGTCAAGCGTTTAGTATGGCGGGTAAAAGATTAGGGAAAGAAGATAAAAGGGGAATCTTGTTTTTTAATTCTTACGAGTTTATCCAGAAGAACAAACCCCGTTTTTTTATCTTTGAGAATGTCAAAGGTTTACTTTCTGAAGATAACGGAAAGACGTTCCAAGAATGGGTTAATATGTTAGGTGGAAAATCGGTTAATGGATTGCCCGTCTTGTTTCCTTACGAAGAATCCGTACCTTATCATTTATATTATAAAGTTTTAAACGCCAAAGAACACGGTGTCCCACAAAACCGCGAACGAATATTTTTGATTGGAATCCGAGACGACAAAGACAATAACTTTAGATTTCCAGTTGAAGAACATTTAACAAAGCGATTAAAAGACGTATTAGAAGATAACGTAGACGAAAAGTATTTTTTAAGTGAAAAGTTAATAAATGGATTTTTAAAACACAACGATAACCATAATGAAAAAGGAACGGGTTTTATTTTTAAACCTAAAAACGAAAATGAAATAGCAAATTGTTTAAGGTCTAACGCTGCATTAGCGTCAACAGATAACACAATAAAAGTTAAATATGGATTAAAAAATAACAATAGAAGTAATTTTAATTATGGTTGCCATAAGTTAAATAAAACGTTGGATATAAATTTGAATAAAATTAAGATAGATGAACCTTTAATATTAGACGTTCATAATAGAAGTGTACATAATTATTCACCGTCTTTAACCGAGCCACACCACAATACTACGAGACTTTGGGACGGCTATTTAATTAGAAAACTAACCCCAAGGGAATACTTTAGATTAATGGATTTTCCGGATACATTTACTTGGAGTTGCTCGGATTCACAAGCTTACAAACAAGCTGGAAATTCAATCGTTGTAAATGTTCTTTACAAAATACTTAAAAATTTGCCGTTATGAAATGTAAAAACTGCAAAGCCGCGTTTACTCCCGTTCGGTTTAATCAAAAATATTGCTTAGAATCCGAATGCGTAAAGGTTTGGATAGAATCCGAAAAGGAAAAACAATGGAAGAAAAAAAAGAAGGTATTAAAAGACGAACTCCAAACCTTACCCGAGTTGCTTAAATTGGCTCAAATAACGTTTAATAAGTACATTCGATTACGAGACAAAGATAAACCTTGTGTAAGTTGCGAAAAGCCGTTAGGCGCAAAATTTGACGCGGGGCATTACTTTAGTATGGGAGGGCATAAGGCGGTAACGTTTGACGAAGAAAATGTACACGGGCAATGTGTTACTTGTAATCAGCATAAACACGGAAATATACTTTATTATCAAATAGGAATTCAAAAAAGAATAGGAGCGGATAGGCTAATAGAACTTCACGCCCGCGCATACGAAACAAAGAAATGGACACGGGAGGAACTAAACGAAATAATTAAACGCTATAAATCAAAAATAAATGAATTTCAATAACGATTTTAAGTTTGATTTAATGGTAGGTCAAACATACGAAAACCAATTAAGCGAATTACTCCAACAAAAAATAGAAGTTAAACGCGATTTTAAATGCTTGGAAACGGGAAATATATTCGTAGAATACGAAAGTAGGGGTAAACGTTCGGGAATAGCCACAAGCGAAGCGGAATGGTGGTGTTATTGGCTTAGTGAATCGCATTTTGTAATGATAAAAAAAGACGAATTAAAAAAACTTTGCAGAAAATATATAGGAACAAAACGAGACGTAAACGGCGGGGATTCTAATACGAGTAAAGGAATCTTGTTGCCTATTCAAGAATTCATAAATAAAATTTAACATTTTTGAACAAATTAATTATATCGGAATATTGCAGATTAAAAAATAAGTATTACATTTGTGTATAATTAAAAACGAAAACGCTATGAAAACAAGTGAAACAACAATTGGAAAAACGGTAAAAATCCCAAAGGGTGCATTTAGCGAGATGATGTCAGCATTTACATACTTTGATAAAGTAGATGAAGGCTGTGGGTATGATAGGTTAAATGCTAAAATGCAAATGATACAAATGAATTACCAACTTACAGATGATGAAATTGGTGTAGTAGAAAAATGGGCTTATGAAAAGTATTACAAAAACTAAAGGAGGCACTTGGCAACAATAAAGAATAACAAAAAAAGGGGGGTGCGCATCCGTAACGCACGTTAATTTTTATACGCTATGAAACATTTATTCAAATCGTTGGCAGCCTTCCAACAAGAAGTACCCGTAATTCACAAGGGTACGCAAGGCTTCGGGTATTCTTACGCGGATTTACCCGCTATCTTTGAAAAGATTAACCCGCTACTAAAAAAACACGGATTAGGATTCACTCAGTTGCTTAATTCTAAAGATGGGGAAAACTATTTAGTTACCGTTCTTTTTCACGTTGAAAGCGGGGAATCAATCGAAAGCACTACATTAATTCCGCAAGTTGAACTTAAGGGTATGAATTCTTACCAATCATTCGGGAGCGGTTGTACTTATTTTCGTCGTTACTGCCTTAGTTCAATTTGTGGTTTGGTTACGGACAAAGATACGGACGCAAGCGGTGAACAAGTTAAACCCGAACCAAAGAAACCAACCATTGATAACAAGAGGTTAGGCAAGGCAATCGAAAGCATTGCAGCGGGCAAATACACTAAAGAATTATTGTTAAGTGCTTTTCAGTTAAATGAGGCGCAAATGAAATTATTAGAAACTATTTGAACTTCTAATTTAATTAAGTTGTTATGAAAGTAAGATGCTCACAAATTGGTAAAATAATGGCAACCCCCCGTAAAGCGGGGGAGGTGCTATCGGAAACGGCTAAAACCTACGTTCACGATTTAGTATTGGAAGAAAAATACGGAATAAAAAAAGAGTTTAGTTCGCGTTACACTGATAAAGGTAACGAGGTAGAGGAAATCGGAATAGCATTAGTAAACGAGGTTCTAAATTACAAGTTCATTTATAAAAATTACGAGTTTTTCGAAAACGAATGGGTTAAGGGAACGCCCGACGTAAACACGGACGAAGTTTTATTAGATGTTAAATGCTCTTGGGACGCTACAACGTTTCCGTTTTTTGATACGGAAGTACCTAATAAGGACTATTATTATCAACTGCAAGGGTATATGTGGTTAACGGGAAAACAAGAAAGCATTTTAGCCTATTGCCTAATCAATACACCTTTTCAAATGGTAGAAGACGAAATAAGGAGGGCGCATTGGAAATTCAATCTAATCGAAGAAAACACGGAATTAAGAAAAGAAGTAGAAAGTAAACACGTTTTTGACCACATACCCGAACATAAAAGGGTAAAGTATTGGTTTATTAGAAGGGACGAAGCCGTAATTGAAAAAATAAAAGAGCGAGTAGAACTATGCCGTGAATACTATAACCTTTTAATGAAAACGATATGAACATAACACACGAAAACACCATTCAACACGAAGACACGGTATTAATGGCAGTAATGACAAAGTACTACGAAAGGAGCAAAAAAGGCTTACGCAAATACGGAACTAACTTAGATAGAACCGACGTTGATTTATTAGGATGGTTAAACCATTTACAAGATGAATTAATGGATGCAACGTTGTATATTGAAAAACTAAAAAAAGAACTATGAAACAATAATTAGCAGAATAAATGAAGTGCCTTAAGATGCACTATTTAATTTAAGTAAATAAGAAAAACAAAGAATTGTAAAATATAGTGCTATTTACTGCACGAATAAATGAAAATAATATGAAACAAACAGCAGTAGAGTGGTATTGTAATGAAATGGAAAGCCTTAGAGTTAATGCAGAAATTAATAATATGGATGCTTATAAGTTTATAATAAGAAGAGCTGAAATCTTTGAACAAGCCAAAGCAATGGAGAAAGAGCAGATAATTGAAGCATGGAACATTAGAGCAAAAATTGATGGAGTATTAACGTATACCGACAATAGAACAGCAGAACAATACTACAACGAAACCTTTAAATCAGAATAAGATGAGCAGTGAAGATATTGGATTTTGTATTGTTTATGGAGCATTTAGTGTTTCAGGATTTTGTATAGCAATTCACTATTGGTATTACCAATTATTTAAAAAAAGAAAAAGAAACCTTTAAATCAGAATAGAATGAAAACAAAAAAACAACTTACAGCAGTTGAGTGGTTGGTTGAGCAGATAACTAATGGGGACATTTCAGCAAGACAAGCTATCCAACAAGCCAAAGAAATGGAGAAAGAGCAGATTGAAAATGCATATGAAATAGGTTTTGCCGATGCTTGGGATGATGCAAGATATGATGATGAGCCAAAATACGCAACAGCAGAACAATACTACAAAGAAACCTATGAAAGCAAAACTAAC